GTTGCGCTCTTTGTCGTACACATCGCAGCCGGGAATGGTTTTATAAACGCTATCCGTGCGAGCAAATAAAACTGCGACCTCTTTCAAAAGCGCCCCATCTGTTTTTTATATCCGGGCTTAATCGCCTTTTGGATTTTGCGCAGGTTTTTCACCACGCCGTCGCGGTCGAGCTTATTCCAATTCGACACATGCAGGAACATATCGATCATGGCCTCGGCCGTGGCGTGCGCGGTGATGTAGTCGTTTTGGATCGTCATGCCTTAAGCTCCGGCGCGTCGGTTTTTTGTTTTGTTTCATCGGTCCAATCCCATTCTTGCCCGTGATACCGCTCGCAGCGCGCACACGTAATGCGGCCGGATTGTCGAAGCCACATTCTCGTGCTGCCACAAGGGCACATCCAAACCCGATCCTCCGGGTCTTTTTTTGGGCCAGCATGAAAGGCTGTTTTTAGGCTCATCGCGGCGCTCCATCGAACAGCGACGGCGCGGGCGGGTCGATCATCTCGATCGCCTTTTCGATGCACGCAATTTGATGTTTGGCTTTCCACTCGTCGATGCGGCCCTCTCTGATCCATTTTGGGTAGAGGTGGCGGCGCATCCCGAGCTCGCGTTTCAGGTCCGAGATGACATGCTGTTTTGTGATGGTGTCGCTCATGGCAGCATCCCCTTGTCCTGCAACAGCTTAATGCCCATCACGACGTAGCCATCCTTTTGCTCGAACGCCGTGAGATACGTGACCTCGCAGCGCAGCGCCACCGAGTAATCGATGAAGCCGTCGCCCGGCCGCCATTCCTTGAGCACGAGGATGTCGCCCACCTGATAATCGCGGTCGTTTTTTCGTATCTCGAACGCCTTTTCGCCCGTGCACACCCGAGCATAAAACTCGGGCAGAATTTTCAGCTCGTGCTCGACGCACTGCTCGCTTGGTTGTTTGCGAACGATGTCATCGCGCACGCCCTCAAGAGCCTCGATAGCGAACCGCAGCTCGGCGGCGGTGCCCTCCGGTGGCCGCTCGTATTTCAGTTTGTTGAGATAGGTTTGCAGGCGCTCCTCGACAATTTCGAGAGCTGGGTTTTCCTTGCTTTTAATCATGGTGCGCTCCTTGGTTTTTGGTTGAGATTGGTGATTTCGATTTCGCGGATGACGAGCGCATCATTCTCGAGCGTCACCTGCATGGGTTTATGGTCGCGGTTGATGCACACGAGCGTGTTGCCTGCGGCCATGGCTTGCCACGGGTGCGCGCAGCTCGGCAGCTTCATGGTGCTCGAGAGCGCGACCATCATCTCGCACGCTGCTGCCGTGATTTTTTTGCAGGCCCGGCCGCCGATCGATAATCCGATGGCGAGGCCGAACATGAAAGCGAGGGCAAAAGCAAGGGCCATCATTCTGCCACCTCGCCATTGCTCAACGCGACCAGCTCGCCCATCTGCACGGTGTCGTGCACCATGTCGGCGCTGCTCATGGTCACGGTGTCCATGTAGAACGTGGAGCTGGCCTCGATGAGCTCGGAGATGCGCACGAGGTCCGACTGCACCGCATTGCTTTTGACCTTTTTCGCGACGTACCGCAGCGCGATGGCCGCCTGCTTGTTCATCTTTTTCATGACGACCGCCTGGCGCTTGACCTCGCGATATTTCAGATCGTCGGCCTTGGAGTTGTCGCCATAAACCAGACCGGCCCGGAGGTCGTTTTTCGCCTCGGTGGTGGCGATGTTCATGCGCCGCGAGAGATGCGCATTTTCTTTTTTGAGCTCCGAAACGCGAGCCTCGAGGGTGAACGAACGGTCGCGATAATTGTCACGATCGAGCATAGCCCCGAGCATTTTCTCCTCGGTGCGCTTGATGATGTCGGTGAGATAAGCGAGCCGTGACCACGGCCAGATTTTAAAACGCATGGGAAACCTCCTTAAGTGTTGAACAAAAAAACAAACCCGGCGAGAGTGAGGGCAATGGCGGCGACGGGCATCCCGCGCTGCCAGAGCATGACCCCGATGCCGTGAATGATGGCGCTGGCGAGGTATTGCACGACATCGATCACGGCCTCCCCGTCAAACGCTCGCCGGATTTATAGACCCGCACGAGGCGCTTACCCTGCCAGACGGTGACGTATTTGCCATCGACCGGCGCGCGCGGAATTTTGGGCTTCTTGGCAGCGGCGCCCATCACACGCCTGCCTTGCCAATCGCATCGATGATGCGGTCAATGAGCCGCAGAGTGCGCGTGTTGTCGATGCTCCACTCAACCTCTGCCCCGCGCCCGGCGCAGATGTGGCCCATACGGGGCAGCGGGTCGATGTCGCTGGCATAACAGCCCTGCATGGTGGTGAGGTCATGCCTAGCCGTCGAGAGGGCCAGAGAGGCCGATGCCAGCAGTATGTCCTTATCCATGGCCTTCATCTTAGCGGCGTGCAGTTTCCGCCGATGCTGCGCCAGCCATCCGAGGGCAAACAAAACGAGCAAGGTTATGCCGATAATAGCGAAAATGTAGAGGGTGATTTGCATGGGTTTATTCTCCTATGGTTCGACGATGGTGATGGAGCGGTGGGAAAAGGCCGTGCGCGTGATGTATTCGCGGTTTTCAAGGGCGAGCACCAGCTCGCGCACATTGGCCTTGTGGGCGCCGATGCGCTCGCCGATCTCCTCGAGCGTAGGGCTTTCGCCTTTCTCGATGATGTGGTCGATGATGGCCTGCATGGCATCCCGCTGCCGCTGGGGCAGGGCGTAGAGGGGCTTGGTATTCATTTTGCCCACCCGGTTATTTTCTTAAGATTTACAAGGGCATCGACCATCGCCAGCTCGGCGTTGTCGCCTTTGCCGTTGATGACCGGATCCCGCATGTATGGCCCGCGCAGCTCAACCACCCACCATTCGCGCATCGCACGCTCGGACGGGGGCAGAAAAGTGGCGTGCCACTCTGGGGGTAATTTATCCAAAAGCTGCTGCATCATTTTCTCCTTGAATGGTTTCATGTGAAACATCAGCGGCTTGGTCCCAGAACGGGGCCGCCGTTTCTTTGGGCCGCTTGTATTCTGGAATGGCCTCGATGTGGCCCAGCTCCAACAGGCGCCGCATTTTCTTTTGCAGCTCGGTATGGAAGTGGCCGACCGCCTCCTCGAGCTTTGCGATAAAATCGTCATCGCGCGGGGTCGAGATGATGGACGGCGGCAGCTCGGGGTGGAAACTCATCCAATCGACGGCCTCACACTCCTCGCCTGCGACCCAGATTTGCCATTGCACTTGAGGGTAATAGGCCCGATCGATGACATTCGCGACGAGGTTGCCGATGTGGGTGTCGGGGTCTGGCACCTTAATCTCGACCAGCTTTTTGATTTTGCCGTTCGGTTTCAGGACGCGCCGATCCGGCGAGGCTCCGGCCGTGAAATCATCGTTCGTGATGAAGCCGCCGCGCTCGAGCTTGTCGCTGGTGAGCATGGCATACAGGGCCCCGGCGTCACCCTCGAGGGCTCCGCCGCGCTCGGTCGAGAACGACTTGAACGCATCGCTATCAAGCGGCCGCCCGAGCAGCAGCTCGGCGATGAGCAGGTTTTGATATGGCCCGGCCGATTTTGAATACTTCATCTCCGCGGGCGTGATGATGGAGCTGGCCCGCGATGCGGTGGGGATGCCCGCCCGCGCCGCAAACCACTCCGGCGAGCCTTGAATGAGGTCGAAATATCTCATGCTCGAGGCCCCCGGTTGATGGCGGTTTTGAGGGCGTTGAGCGCGCGGGTGCGATCGGCCTGGCTGATTTTCTCGACCGCATCCACGCCCATGTAATCGAGGAACGCGCTCTCGCTGCCGCCCTTGTCGAGCAGCTGCTTGACCAGCCCCTTGATCTCTTTCAAGGCCTCGGCATCGAGGAACGCGCCGCCAGCACCACCGGCGCCGTCGTCATCCTCGCCCTCAAACACGAGGTTGAGCAGCATCCCGGCGATGTATCGCTTGCCGTATGAGATGGTCGAGCCTGCGCCCTGCACGTTGTTCTTGGCGCCGGAGGTTTCAAGGGCGAGTGGCAGCTCGATGGTCTGCTTGTGCCCGCCGACATGCGCGAGCGTGCCGCACACGATGATGCCGTTCTGCCCAGACTTCGAGCTGAATGACAGCACGAACCCGTGCTCTTTCATGATGGGGCGGATCACCGTGTCGATGGTTTCCCATTTTGCATAGGTGCCGATGACCTCAATCGCGCCGGACTGTTTGTTTTTGTGTGCGATTTGCCCGTCTTTTTTGATGCGCGGCAGCTCCATCTGCAACCGCAAAAGATCGGCGTCAAATTCCATCTGCGCTTTTTTATCCATCATCCGCTCCTGCAGAGTAAACAGCGCATCGAGGCGCGCCGGGTCCACGGTCGGATCGGCGGCGAGCTTGGCGATGGCGTTCACCATTCCGGCCGGGCTATCCACGAGCGCGACGGCGCGGCTGCCACCACCTTCATCGTCGGCAATTTCCTGTAAAGTCATGCCGCGGCCGCCGTTTTGTGTTTTCTTATCCATGTTAATTTTTCCTTTGCTTTTTGGTTGTGGTTTTTTCGGGGATGTAGAGCAGCTCGAGCAGCTCGTCGTACCATGGCGTGCCGTCCATATCTTTGCTGCTCTCGGTGATGTATTTTTTGCCCTCCTTGATGATGAAGCGGCCGAACACGCCGAGCAGGATCTCGCGACCCTTGTACGTGATGCGCGTGAAATCGCTGCCCCGGTCATAGGCCGATTGATCCCATGTGCCGCCAGCAGCGAGCACACGCTTTTTAATCTCATCGCGCGAGCGATTGCCTGAATATTTTTTCATCGTGCGAGCTCCACTTTGCTTTTTTTCGCGGCCGTAACGAGCGATGCTTTCGCAGCTGCCCGCTCGCGGTGTTGCATCATCTGCACCTGCGACGGCGCGATGAAGGCTTTTTTCTTTTCTGGTTTGGTGTCCATGGCTCAATCCTTTTTCGGTTTCAGGACATCGCACGCCGCTTTGAGCAGCGCGACGTACGCCCCTTTTTTGCCATATTTTTCGGACACCGCGGCAACAGCTTCTTTCTGCGTGCCCCAGAAACAACCGAGCTGCACCATGATGTCGCCCTCTTTGCCCGTGACGGCGTAACCGATGCGGCCATCGTTTCCAACAGGTCCAAACGAGATTATGTTTTTGGCGCCGCTAAGGTATGCGCCGCTAAGGTATGCGCCGCTAAGGTCTGCGCCGCGAAGGTATGCGCCGCTAAGGTCTGCGCCGCTAAGGTATGCGCCGCTAAGGTCTGCGCCGCTAAGGTCTGCGCCGCTAAGGTCTGCGCCGCTAAGGTCTGCGCCGCGAAGGTATGCGCCGCGAAGGATTTTTTTCTGCTCGTAGAGCCATTTAACCGACAAGCCTAATTTTATTGAGCGGCTTGTGTTCTCCTCGGCATCGATTTCGCAGACGAACAACACTTCGCTGCTGAACATTTTTTTAATTTCAAACTGCATGGTTAAGCTCCTTGGTTGTCGTTGGCGGTTTTAGTTTCGAGGCGCATCAGAAAATGGATGTGCGCCGCGAGGTCGATGATCGACACGCGCGGCGTGATGATCATGGATGCGGTTTTTTTGAGCAGCTGCATCACAACCTCACGAGGCGGCCGCGGATTTTGCCCTCGGCGTTCGCTCGGCCGATGATGGCGGTATCATCCTCGCTATATGACACTAGGCACGAGGGCGCGTTCGAGGCATCGGCCTCGCACCACTCGACCAGCTGCTCGGGCGTGAGCTGCGCATAAGGCCGCTTGAAATATTTTTTCGCGGTCTTGTCGAGCTTCTCGGTATCGGTGGGGTCGATGGATTTAAAAGGCTGGTGCCAAAACGAGAGGCGCCCCTCGAAGAAAAAAACCGCGTGCGCCTTGTTCCATATCTCGCGGTGAAATCCTTTGGTTTCGGTGCGCGCAAAGATGAGCGCGATGCCGCGGCGGTGCTCGGCCAGGTGTGCGAGCCATTTAAATGTCTCGGTGCCATAGGGCGGGTTGAGCCAGACGCGGCCAATCCACGGCAGCTCTAAACCGCTGGCCGCATAGTGATGCCGCGCCATATCCCAAGGCCGCACCATCGGCGCGCACGGGTCAAGGTCGAACGAGCCCAGCGCCTTGATGAGCTCGGGCGGCGTGAGCCACTCGTCTTTATTTTCGTCGGTTTTTGCGTGATTAAAGTTCTGTGTCATCGGGCAGCTCCTTGAGGCGTTTGAGTTCGGTTTCGATGCTGGTGCGGAAATCGTACATCTCCCCCAGCAGATGATGGTGCTTGAGCGGCGCGACCCAATCAAAAATGAGTAAAGAGAACGCCTCCGATTTTTGCAGCAGCTCCTCGAGCCCGTCGATGTCGTCTTTTTTGAGAGCCATCAGCGCACCCCCTGCTGGGCCTTGTTGAGCGTGCCGTGCTCGCGCACCGGATCGTAATCGTCGCTCTCGCCCCAGCGCAGGGTGATCGGCTCGAGCGTCTGCTCGTCGGTTTCCTCGTTGGTGATGACAAGGATCGCACCCACTTCTGTGTCGATGCTGCCGTCGTCATACCGCTCATCGTTTGCCTTTTGCTCGTAATGAGCCTCGGCATCGGCGATGACCATCTCGCGGTCGTCGCCTTCCGTGATGCAGTTGCCCGTCTTTTGCCCGCGCTGGGCTTGGGCATACGTGGGCTCGGTGTGCATGGAATAAAAAAGTTTTGCCATGATGCTCACCACTTCGCGCCGGGAAAGAGCTGCAGGCAGGCCAGCGACACCGCAATGATGCCGACCAGCACGCAGCCGTCGATGATGTCTTTTTTCGTCGGCATCACGCACCTGCCTTGATGGGCGCCACATCGATGCCGGTCACGCGCTCGGCCCATGTATAGCCGCCCGTGAGCTGGCAGCACGCCTCGATGGCATCCCGCGCCTCGGTGGCGACGATGAAGGTGCGGCCATCGGCCGGATCGATCTCAAGGCACAGGGCCGGGAAATCCTTGTTTGCCGCTTCGATGATGGTTTCGCGCGTGGCGGGCGCGCCGTTGTAGGTGATGATTTGCATGGGCAACTCCTCGGTTTGGGCTGCACGAAAGTGTGCACAACTCACAACGTAACCTAAAAGTAATGGTTGTGCAAGTCAACGAACAAGGCACACTTTTCGCAATGCTTATACACAGGAGTGTGCACACAATGGGGATTAAGAGAAAGGTCATCTACGTCGAGGAGGGCGTCGAAACCTATACAGAGCGCCGCCTCGCGGCTGGCAGCTTCAAGAACGAAAGCGCCCTTTTCCGCTATTTGCTGGCGCTCGGCATCACCGCCGACATGAAGCTGCAACAGGGGGCTGCCGATGGCGTTCAATCCGTATCGTAAAGGCGGCCAGTTCCACAGCAAGCAGGACGCGCGCAGCCGCGCCGATCGCTCGTATATCTGCACATCATGCCTGCACTCGCAGGCCGCCAGCTTCGACCCCTGCCCCGGCTGCAAAGCCCCGGGCACCGCACAATACTGCATGAGCCACGCCGAAAAGAGCCGCGCCGCCGAACTGATCCTCGCCACGCGCACCGGGCGCATCACGAATTTACGTTTCCAGCCTCGATACGCTTTGGTGGTCGAGGGGGATAAGGTCACGACCTACGTCGCGGATTTTGAATACCGCGAGGGGGGCAAGGTCGTGGTCGAGGACGTAAAGCCAGGCGGCACCGACTTTATGGAGGATGTCGCCAAATTAAAAATTGCCCTGTTCAACGCCTTGCATAAAAAGCTCGGCATAACCGTAACTATCACAAGGAGATAAGCCTATGCCCACCCGTAAAAATGGCACCGTCAAATGGTTCAACCCCGACAAAGGATACGGCTTCATCAAGCCCGAGGACGGCGGCCCCGATGTGTTCGTGCACGTCACCGAGCTGCGTGCTGCAGGTATCAAATCACTCTCCGAGGGTGAGCGCGTATCGTTCGAGCTCGAGAGCAACAAAGGCAAACAAGCGGCGGTGTCGCTTCAAGCTGCTTAACCCTCAACGCCTAAAGGAGTAAAAACCTATGACCACGAATATGATCATTAAATCCGCGCCCACCTCGCACAACGAGGTGCAGGTCATCGTCACCGGCCAGCCCGACACGATGCTACAACCCGGGCAGGAAACAACCATCTCGGTTTACCCGGGCCGCGACATTCTCATCGTCGAAGGCCCGGCGCTGCCCAAGGCGGGCGGCGAGGATCCGACGCCGCAGCCCCAGAGCGGGGCCGGTGACGCCGGTGTGCCGAGTGACGGCCCTGCTGCTACAGCGACCACCTAATTACCCCCGTGCCCCCAGCCGTCACCCGATGGCTGGGGTTATTCTCTAAAGACTAAAAACCCACCGCTTTTAATCTCAACCCAAGCAAGGAGTTACACCATGGCTCGCAAGCCGAAAGAGTTCATCGAAAACAACGAACCGCACAACACCGTCAAGCTCGGCGGCAACCTCGACCCGCTCAAGGCCGATATTGCTGCTGCGCGCGACAAGGTGCTGGCCCTGAAAAAGAAACGGGCCGACATCAATGCGGACATTCAAGCCGTCCGCACCTCGCTCGAGGCCAAGGGCATCACGAAAAAGGCGTTCGACGACGCCCTGCGCCACTTCGAGCAGGATCCCGACAAGCGCGCCGGTTACGACGAGGCTTACATCATCGCCCGCGAAGCGATGGGCCTGGCCGTGAAGGGCGCTCAACTCAACCTCTTCCAAGGCGGCGATGCTGCTGCGGATGACAACGGTCAGGAGGGCGCGGATGCCGACACCCAAAGCCAAGCAGCCTAATACGGCCAAGGCAGCGGCTCCGGCCGCTACCGACAAACCGGTGCCCGAGGCGCAGGCAGCATCACCGAAAACGGATGCGGCGGTCATCGCCGAGCTCGTTCGCGGTGGTATGCCCTACGCAGAGGCCAAGGCAGCGGTGGAGGGTGAAGCCCCAACGGCGCCAACCCCCCAGCGTTCTGCGCGTCGGGTGCCGGATGCGGCGCCTGCTGCGTCGTCTGGCGATGATGAGCCCGAGCCGGAGATCACTGACCCGGGCGAAAACCTCGAAACCTTCGAGGTGCCGCGTGTGCCCCGCGAGGGTTACACCATGGCGGAGGAGCTTTACGAGCTGCGGGAAAAAATCTCTCGCTCGCGCAAAAAGGCCCTCTACAAGTTCGAGGTCACAGTGGACAGCCGCCTCATGGATTGGCTGATCCACGCGACCATCGCCGAGGCCGCTTTCCGCGGCCGCGCCGAGCTATCGCTTTCGGATTTCTCGGCCATTCGCTTCAAGGAGCTTAAGGCCGCGGATCCGTCACACGGGGGCCGTCGAACGCCCTCGAAATCAGGACCGCGCGACCAATACAACCCCACTCAAGGGAATTGGAAACCCGGTAACTAAGCTGCCAAATACCGGGGGATAGGCTGATCCCCGAAAAGGCCACCCCTCGCGGCCCTGCCCCCGGTAACTTTTAAGCGAGGTTTCATGATACGATTTGAACGAGGGAGCCCATCATGCGGATGCGCAATTTTCAGACACTACCACCCCAAAATGACAGCGTGAGCGAATGGCTGCGCTACATGGTCCAATCCTGCGAAGCCGAGGCCGGTGAGCTCAAATTCCTCGTCGGGCTCTGGGCCGCCGCCAATTACACCGGCGTGCTCACCGAGGCGCAGATGAAAATGCTCCAGCCGTATATCGACGAGGCCGCGATGTTCCTCGACACCCATGTGCGCCCGTTGATGTGCCCCGACGACATGACGAACGTCGTGCCTCTCGACCCGTCCCTGCGTGCCATGATGCGCCGCGAGCAACAGCCCGCCCCATCGGCCACCTCGCCCGCCAACACGACCACAGACCCCCAAGGAGCCGCATAATGGCCGAGTTTCCAGCCCTGCCCGTATTCACCGACGCGCTCCTCGCGGACACCGCCCACCTCGATCACGCCGAGATGGGCCTGTATATGCGCCTGCTCATCCTCATGTGGCGCACGCCTGGCTGCTCGGTGCCGAACGATCCGGCGTGGATTGCCAAGCGCCTGAATACACCGTTCGAGGCCATCGAGCCGATCCTCACCGAGTTTTGCGTCAAAACCGGGAACCGTTCGGGGCGCATTACGCAAAAACGCTTGCTCAAAGAGTTCACATATTTGAGGGATAATTCAAAAAAACAATCGCAGCGCGCCTTGCAGCGTTGGCACCCCCAAGATGGTGATCTCAAAACAGGTTCAATTCCGTCCTATTCACCCGACCTTTTTGATAAGGCACTGGAAACAAACGATTTAGACCTATGCCGCAGCGATGCCGGAACGATGCCCCCCACCCCACCCCACCTAGAAGATAAAAAAGAAAAGAAACAAAAGAAAAAAGTCGGGGCAGGTTCGGCATATTCGCCGGGCTTCGAGGAGGCGTGGCGCACGTATCGCACCAGCGTGACCATGAGCAAGGCGAAATCGTGGGCAGCATGGCAAAAAGCCGTCACCGAGCGCAGCGAGGACGAGCTCATCGAGGCCATCAAAGCCTATAACCGACATCTCGACGCCAACGGCACCGAGCAAAAGTTCGTCGCCCACATGACCACGTTTCTCAACGAGCGCAGGTACGAGGGGCTGCTTGCCGTCGTCGAGCAAAAAGCCACCGCGCAGGCCGACGATGCGCATCTGATCGATGGCCTGCAAGGGGCAGCCCGCGCGCTGTTCGACAAAATCGGCGCACCGCTCTACCGCTCATGGTTCAAGGATGTCGTCATCGTCGAGCAGCCCAGCGAAAGGCCAGGCGCCAAGGCGTTCGCCCTGCGTTTTCCCACCGGCTTCATGGCGCAATACTGCAACCAGCACCACAAGGATGCCGTCATCTCGGCCCTCGCAGGCTACAGCCGGAGCAAGGTCGATGTGTTTTTTGAGCACGGGAGGGCAGCGGGATGACAAAACCCAAGCGAGACCCCCTAAAACCACCAGTCGCACGCAATAAGAAGCTGAAATCATGTGAGGCTCGGGCGCCACGTACCCCCAAAGAGCCAAAACACGAAATCGCGCTGCTTGCGAAAGGCGAGCTCACTGTGCCGTCGAAGCTGGAAAGCATCGGGGCGCTGCGTGAGGAGATGACGCGCGTGTACCGGCTGGTGTTTCAGGGCAAGCTCGAGCTCACACAGGCCACGCGGCTCGCGTATCTGCTTGACAGAATTATCACCGCTCTCAAAACTGAACACGATGTCGAGCAGGCTCAACAAGCCTACGCGAAAGCATGGAGCGGCGTGCTTATCATCGGCAACACACAGGAAGTGATCGACCATGCACCCACACCACCCGAAACCCATGTTCCTCTTTTTGGCCCCGTCGATGTCGATGGCGGTTAAAGCCGCTGCCGCGCGTGGCTGCCATCATTCGCAGGTCGAATACATCCGCGATGCCGAGCATCTCAAATCGCACCCGCAGGGCTGCACGGTGGTCATGTGCCCCGCGTTCTTGCGTGAGCACCCCGAAGCTGCTGCCCTCGTCGCCGTCGCACGCGAGCGCCGCTGCCAGATTATCCAGTGCGACAAATTCACCCCCATGCAAAGGAGAGCGTAACCATGACTAAATCGAAAAAAACCAAAGCACTAAGACCCGGTGAAGGCCGTGCCAGCCTGAAAACCCCGCGCGTTCGTGTCGAGATTGTCGGCGAGGCCCGCCTCGTGACGGCCGTGCTCGATGCGACATTCAAGGCGCTGGCTGCCAATTCCGCGCAGCACAACCTCGTCACGCAGAAACGGGGGGCGTGATGGCATACGAGAAAACGACGCGCGCATCCCGCCGCCTGCGCATGGTCGCAAAGACCACGCAGGTGCACCTCAAGCATCCGCAGCTCACCCGTGTGCGCAAGCTGGCCGATGCTGCCGCTCTGGGGCGTCTGCCGCTCTGGGGCGTCTGCGCCGACCAGTGGCCTGCCATCTGGCGCGACACCGACCGCCGCGAGGTCGTGGTTAAAACCTACCGAGAGCCGACCAGAGCCGAGCGGCTGGCTTATCGCGTCATGAACGGGGGCAAAAAATGACAGCACTCGCAACCTCATCGATGGCCGAGCACGCACGCATTGCACGCGAGGCTTACGAGCTCGAGCGCACCGCAAAGCTGCGTGCCGCGCTTAAAGCCATCAGCGAGCACAAGCCGCCCCGCCCCGGCGTGTTCATGGACGTGGCAGCATGAGCGACGAGGAACATCTCGGCGCGCTGCTCAACCCGCTCAAGGGATACGAGGAGCTCGCCGACATCCTCGACCCGGTGACGGGCCGCATGATGAGCCCCATCGGCAAGGGCATGAAAATCGAGGAGGCCGCACGACGCGCCGAGCACTGGTGGGATACCAAGGCCAGGCGCATGATGCCCGACTACCGTGCGACCGATGAATATCTCGACCGCTTTGGCATCAAGAGCGGGATCCTCAACGGCTGGCCGTGGCAGCATCTCAACCGCGGCGAGCGTATCCAAGTCGTAAAACAGTGGCACACGCATGTCGGCATCCCGCTGCATTGCATGGGCTTTAACATCACACAAGCCAAGGAGTTTACCGATGAAATCCGAAAATTTAATCTCGCCAGCATATTTGACCCAGCTCTCTCAAAAGCATGAGCTCGATGCCTCGTGGGGCAACACGGGCCATGTGTATTCTGATCATGTGCACGGCCTCATCGCCGGGCTTGGCCTGACCACGACCAGCGTGCTCGATTATGGCTGCGGCAAAAGCTCACTCGCTGCCGCGCTCAAGGATGTGCCGGGCATCTGCCCGATCATCGGCTACGACCCGGCCGTGCGTGGCGCCGAGCAATTGCCCGAGCCTGCCGATCTCGTCGTCTGCACCGATGTGATGGAGCATGTCGAGGAGGACAAAGTTCGCGCGGTGCTCGAACACATCGCCAGCCTCACGAAAAAGGTCGTATTCTTTGCCATCGCCACAGGCCCGGCGCATCACAAGCTGCCCGATGGCCGCAATGCGCACATCACGCAAAAACCGATGAGCTGGTGGCTCGAAGCGATGAGCGAGTTTTTCTCCATCGATACCGCGGACACCCACAGAGAAACATTCATCGCGGTGTGCCAGCCGTGGACGCCCGAGCTCATCGCGGCGAACGCAAAGACCCCGGACATCTCGACGCCTGCCAAAGCACCAAAGCTCGGCTCTCTCGCAGCTGGCCTCGGAAGGATCGGCCGATAAAATGGACGGGCTGATTAAGGTCGATCTCACCCACTCGCCCACAGTGCATCGTGCGCTCTTGAGCCCGGCTTCGGTCGTCGGGCTCATGGGCCCGGTGGGCTCGGGTAAATCGCACGGCTGCTCGACTAAAATCTTTTGGCACGCGCAGCAGCAGCCCACGCAGAAAGACAACTGGAAACGCGCACGCTACGCCGTCATCCGCAACACGGGCCCAGAGCTCAAATCCACGACCATCAAAACATTCGAGGCCATCTTTCCGCCTGGCCCTCATGGCCGCCCCGTGTTCTCGGCGCCCATCACATACCGGATGCAGTTCCCGCCGCGTGGTGGGCAGCCCGGCCTCGACATCGAGGTGATGTTCCTCGCGCTCGACAATCCGAGCGATGTGCGCAAGCTGCTCTCGCTCGAGCTCACCGGCGCATGGGTGAACGAGGCGCGCGAGATTAACCGCGTCATCATCGATGCGCTCACCGGCCGCGTCGGCCGCTACCCATCGCAGGCCGATGGCGGATGCGTCAACCCGATGGTGTGGTGCGACACGAACCCGCCCGACGAGGACAGCTGGTGGTATGAATATTTCGAGAACAATCACGAGCCGATCAAATACCGCCTGCCCGGTGGCCGCGTCATCGATCTTTCGTACAAGATTTTCAAGCAGCCGCCCGCCGTGCTTGAGCTGCGCGAGATGTCGAACGGCAAATTCGAGAGCATCGAGGCCGGGTTCGATTACGAATACGAGCGCGACGAAATCATCCCGGCCGGTGGCACGTATTGGGGCATCAACCCCGAGGCCGAGAACATGCCAAACCTCGACCCCGGATATTATGCGCGCCAGCTCATCAACCGCTCGCGCCAGTACATCACCGTGTATGCGCAGGGCCGCTATGGCTACGTTCAAACGGGCAAGGCCGTCATCCCCGAATTTAACGCCGAAACGCAGGTCTGCGACATTCCGATCATGAACGACGTGCCGCTCGACATCGGCATCGACATCGGCGGCGGCACTCTCACCCCGGCCGCCATCATCGGCCAGACGCACCCGATGACCGGCACGCGCCTGGCTCATCACGAGATATGCGCGAAAGATATGGGCGTCGAAAACTTTTGTAAGCTGCTCAAGGATTTTCTCAACACGAACCTGCCCGGCATCCCCGTGCGCACCGTATACACCGACCCGGCCGCCGAGCAGCGCGATCAGGTCTTTGAAACCAAGATCAACGAATACCTGCGCGCCGAAGGTTTCCCCGTTAAACCTGCGCCATCGAACGACATCCATGTGCGCCGCGAGGCCATCGCCGGGCCGTGCTCGCGCATCATCATGGGCAAGCCTGCGCTGCTCATTCACCCGCGATGCAAAATGCTCATCAACGGGCTCAAGGGTAAATGGGATTATCGCCGCATGAACCTCACCAGCTCGAGCGGTGCGCCGATGTTTTCCGATAAGCCGAGCAAGAACGAATTTTCGCACCCGTGCGATGCGTGCGGTTACTGGCTGCTGGGCTCCGGCGAGGGCACGCCCGTGCGCAAGCACACCAGCGCCAGCGCTAAAAGTTCATGGTCAAACGGCTGGGCTGCCAAGGATGGCTTTTCGACATGACCCCAAAGCCGCAGCGTTGGTATTTCGCCTTTTCATCACAGTGCCAGCTCGGCATTGCCAAGCTCTGCCATCCCCGCTTTCGGCATGTGCAGCTGTTCGCCGAGCTCGATAACGGGTGGATCATGCAGGTGGACCCGCTGCGCGGTTTCGTGATGCACGGCTACACGAACGAGTGGAAGCTGCACGAGGTCATCACCCGCCTCAAGGATCTGGGCCAGACCGTCGTCATGATCCGCCACACGCCCGATATTCGCCGCACCATCCCGCGCGGCTGGGCCATCACCTGCGCATCGTATTGCGCCTATACCATCGGCCTGCCGTTTTGGGGCGTGACGCCGTACCAGCTTTATCGCAAACTGTTAAAACAAGGAGCTGCCATCGCATGAAAACTCAACCTTTTGAATATGAAATCACTTTCGCCACCGAGGCCGACATCGACGAGCTGGTGACGCTGGCCCATGCGTTCTTTAAGTCGAGCGATAACGTGCAGCTCACGGGCCACGATTACGCCGACACCTCGAAATTCCGCAAGTTTCTCGTCGCCATGCTCGATCGCACGGTCGTCAAAATCATCCTCGCCAAGCACGAGGGCCGCATCGTTGGCTATTTCGTCGCCTACGTGGACACCGAATACGCGACAATCGGCGAGATGTATCAGTTTTACGTCGATCCCGCCTATCGCGGCACGGGTGTATCGCGCGAGCTGGTCGCGATGGCGGTGCAATGCTATGATGACTGGGGCTGCCCGGTGTCCTATGCCTCCGCCGCGCCGGAGATTGGAAATATAGAGCTTGCGCATTTTCGCAATTTGTTTGCAAAATTCGGTTACGTCGAAACAGGCATCATCATGACAAGGAGAGCATCACATGGGCGGTAAAACACCAGCGGTCCAAGGGCCGAGCGAAGAAGATCTCAAGCGCCAGGCGGATGCCGAGGCGAGCGCCAAAATGGCCGAGGAGCGCGCGAACGAGAAAATCTCATCCTCGACCCGCGCATCAGTGGGCCGCCGCACCGGCCGCCGCTTATTACTGGCGCCGGGCCGCGAGGATCAAATCAGCTCGCTCGGTGGCGGTTCATCGGGCAGCGGCAGCGGCGGCTCAAACATTTAAACATTAGCGGGGGGTTTCATCATGCGGCTCGAAGTCGAGGCACTCATCAAGCGGTGCGATAAGGCGTGGGGTTCCAAAATGCAATGGAATAGCCTGCTCGATGAGGCGTTCATGTACACGCGCCCCCAGCAGAACACCATCACCACCACGAGCGAGGGGCAAAAGAAAAACTCTCACCTGTTCGACAGCTCGGGCCTCGTATCGACCAGCCGCGCCGTCAACCGTTTCGTGAACGCCGTTTTCCCAGCCGAGCAAAACTGGTGCCTGCTCAAAGCTGGCCCGGGCATCAAGAAGGCGCAGCAAAAGAAGTTCAACGAGAAAATGCAATCCGCGACCGAGGTGATGTTTTCGGTCATTCACAACCGCTCGAATTTCCAGACGGCCGTCACCGAGCTTGCCGAGGATATGTGGATCTCGACCGGCATCATGACGGTGCAGAAAGGCCCGACCGTCATCGAGCCCGTTGGTTTCAACAGCGTGCCGCAGACGCAGGTCGCGCTCGAGGAGGGCCCGCTCGGCAGCGTTGGCCCGAAATATCGCAAGTTCGCGATGCCCGGCCACCTCATCATGCCGACATGGCGCGATGCTAAAATCCCCGAGAAGCTCGAAGCCGAAATCAAAAAAGAGCCCGACAAACCGGTGGAGCTCATCGAGGCCACATACACGCACTACGAAACCGGCAAGGTTTATTACGATGTCGTGATGGTCAAAGAAAAAGAGCGCATCGTCGAGCGCCAGCCGCGCCTCGATCGCTTTGTCGTCGGCCGCCTGGCTCGCTCTCCGAATGAGGTCAACGGCCGCGGCCCCGTGCTCGATGCGCTGCCCGACATCAAGACCATCAACAAACTCGTGGAGCTGGTGCTCAAGAACGCCACGCTCGCCGTGTCTGGCCCGTACACCGTCGTCGATGACGGCGTGCTCAACCCCGACAACGTGGTGATTGGACCGCTGCGCATGATCCCCGTCGCGCGCAACAGCGGCCACCCGGCAGGTCCATCGATCGCGCCGCTCGAGCGTTCCGGCTCGTTCGATGTCGCATACCTCGAATATGAGCGCCTGCAAAAATCCATCCGCTCGGCGCTGCTCGACAACGATCTGCCCGAATATGCTGGCTCACCGAAAACAGCCGCCGAAATTCTGCACCGTGTTCGCGCATACATCGAGGACATGGGCGCGTATTACGGCCGCATCCAGCGCGAGATCATTCTGCCGACCGTGCAGAACGTGCTCGACATCCTCGCGAACGATTGGAGCATGGTCGATCCCATCGTCATCGACGGCGATCAGGTCGTGCTCGAAATCACCAGCCCGCTCGCGCTGCAAAAAAATATCCAAGAGGTCGAGGCCGTCGTGCAGGCGCTCGAAATCTCGAAAACGATGTTCGGCCCCGAGCAGACCGCGCTCGTGTTTAACATCAAGGAAATCGTGCCATGGATTGCGCGCAAGCTCGGCGTGCCCGAGAGCTTGCTGCTCGATCCGGCAGCGCAGGCCGCCGCCGAGGAAACCATCGGCGCCGCGCTCACCAACGTCGAAAATGTTCAACCCGGTGCGGGGCTCGGCCTCGTCCAACAATCAATGAGGTAAAATCCCATGCCACAGGCTGCCGCCTCCGACAACGCCGACCAGCAGGAAATCCCGACAAACGTGCAGGGCTGGGACTGGTTTAAAGCCCAGAGCGCCAGTGCCGAGCATCATGCCAAACAGGCAGGGCTTGACGCCGAGGATCTCAAGGCCGCTTTTGAGAAAACCTTCTCGACGCCATCGGGCAAAATTGTGCTCGCGCATCTCGAGCGGATGATGGACACTTTCAAAGATTTCGACCCCGAGCTGGGGTTCTACAATGGCGCCGCCTTCGGGTTCTGGCGCTCCGGCCAGCGGTCGATTGTGACGTTCTTAAAAACCATGCAAAGGAGAAAATAAATGCTTAAATACCTCATGCTCGAAGCGAGCCGCGTGTGCCTGCGCCCGGCCGATGACAATGGCGGCGGTGGCGGGGCCGGTGGCGCCGACAACAAAGACGGCGAACAAAAGCCGGGCTCGATGCTCGACACCGAT